CTTATATATTTAGTTCTGGCAAATACTCTGGTTGCTCGGATGCAATTGAAACCTTTCCCTGCAACTTCTGACATTCTTTTTGCTTCGCAATCTCTGCGGAGTATGATCTTAAAAAATTGCTGTGAATAACTGTCTCAAACTGAGTTGCTTGTCCCTTCGCCCATTCTTCCAGATTCCTTGCGTTTCCAACTGTTGACTGGATAATTGGTGGAAGCTTGGCAAACTCGTCATCAGCATGATATGTGCTGTTTCTGACAGCTATCCGAACCAAAGACCACGCTTCCAACGGCGTAGGCGTGTCTGCTTGACTCAAAGCGACTAACTTTTCGTTGATTTGACCGATTGATGGTGGAAAGCCTGTGTTTTCCGAAAGTATGTATGCCTTGAGTGCTGCACTAACCTGCTCGTAAGTATAGCCAGATAGCATATTTGCCCATGTAGTGGCAGTAAGCTCTATATCTGCAATTTTGTAGTTTGGGTATGATACAGTCATTACTGCCATTAACTTTTTAGCCTCGTTTTTAGTCATCCGTAATACTTCCCAGAATTGCATCAAGTTGTGAACGCTGCGGATTTTGATGTTTGCCCTTAAAACTATCGTTAGTATCATGCAGTGGGAAAAGTCCTGCCCAACAGTTGTCAACGGATTGGTTTAAAATCTTGATCATAAGCTCGGTGTTTCCGCCAGATAGATTCTCCAGCTTGATCATCGCTCTCTTTAAGGCATTTGCGGTTAGGGGCTTTTTAATCTTCACTCTCATGGAAACAAAATCGTTAAATGCTTCATTCAGACATTCATTATCAAAGTAATTTTTTGATGATGCGTTCTTGTTTTTTGTGTCCATTAGCTCATTTAAATCATCATACAAAGAGATGATTAGCGAAACTGCATCACCCTCGCCATTAGACGTTAGCAAGCTCACAACGTTTTTTACTCTAGGTTCATAGCCCTTGCTTTTGATTTGAGCTATCAACTCTTTTCTTGTCATTTTTACCACCTTCCTTTCTTTCTTCTGCCGTTTATTCATGGCTCTCCTCTGGCAAATCAACCAAGCTGTTGGCTTCCTGACCTTTTATGTAAAACATTTCCTCACCTCCTGCATCTAACCGCTAAATCGCGCTAGAAAGTCTATGAGCGCCAACGCTTCCAAGCAGCTTGACAGCTTTTTCAAAATCTGGAGCATATCCGCAATCTCTGAGAAGGACTGCACAATCTGTAAACTGATTATTGATCATCATGCATGTTTCATGATATGCACTCTTCTTTACTTCACTCTCTGGGTCGTTCATGTATTCTCCAAGCAGGTGTACACCTGTTGCTGCAAGCTCATCAAGCTTATCAAGCTCGGTTTTCAGTCTGTTTTCTGTCTCTTTGCTCATTTCCCCTCCATACACTAGAATTATTTAAAATGGTTCTTGCTTTTTTATCGTTTACAATCTCTCGTTTTAGAGTCTCAATATGCTTCAACTGGTTTTTATTGCGCTCATTGACAGCCTCATAGTTGCTTTCTAAGACTCTGATAAGGCGAATTAGTTCTTCTTTTCTCATACCTTTTAGAGTACTGTCTGCCAACGGCCTATGAGCGACTGTAAAGCCACCACATTCTAAAATATTCGCCATAATTTTTTATATCCTCCTCCCTGTCATGCCATTAGGTCAGCATTTTTTTAAAGTCCCAGTGTTTTCTTTAACTGGTCGCGGTAATTTACAATCATGCTTTTTGCTGTGTAGGTGTCTATGTTGATTATGTCAGCACATCATCTTCCTCATAGCTCAAATTTCTATCACTCAGGGTAAGTTGTTACGTTTTCTGCTTCAATAATCCTGACCATCTGTCTCCTTTCTCAAGCGCTTTTTCTGGCGACAAACCTTTGATTCTATTATTCTTTCAACAAAATCTCTGCCACCAAAAATCATGATGATTTGAGTCAACATGATAATAACGTCAGCAGTTTCTTCAAGAATATCTGCTCTGGCTTTTGCCAAGTCTGTGTCAGGCGTTGGATTTACATTTCCACCCTCCAGCTGAATTGTCTTGCGGCGATGTTTAAGCAGTGCTTTTATCAGCTCGCTCATTTCTTCAATCGTCTGGTCGATTTGTTTATCCGCTCCGTAAGTATCAATACATTCCTGCAGTACTTCTGGATATGCCGTTGTTGGCAATCCTGTTGTTTCGTATATTTTCAAGCGTTCTCGGTTTTCTGCCATTCCAACAAGTGCCATATAAAAAGTGGCGATAAAACTATCAATATCTTCCTCAAGCTTAAATTGCAAATCGTCATACATTTTGTCACTAAATGCTTCATCATTCATCGCTGATGCCTCAGAATCGCCGTATGCTTTATTAAGTTTCCGTGCAAGCTCTATGAGCGGAATCTCACGTTCAAAATCCCTGTACCATACATCGCCATCTTTTATAAATACGCAATTGTGCATCAATGCTATGAAGTTTGACGGATTATCAACAATTGTTTTAACCATATTTTTACACCTCTCTAACCTTAATTAGTTTTCCTGCCAAGTTGTAATCGTATCCAGAATTTTCTTCTTTTTCATTCATGTAGTCGCAGAACTCCTGACATTCTTCTTTAGTTGTGAAGAATGTCTTATCCTCTGCATCTATTTCGTTAAAGTCCTTGTTATGGTCTACTATTTCCATTACATATGTTGCGCAAGAACACATTGCAAGATCGCTTTCTTCTTTATCATTTGTTGCTCTATACCATGCTTTAATCCCTTGGTATTTATCACTCAGTTCATACAGAATTTCCATATCCGGATAATACACTTTTTTCTTACTCCACATTTGCAATCATCATATGTCATTCTGCCAGATGGAAGTTTTATCTTGACTTCTCTGTCGTTATCGCACCTATCGCATTTCTCCTTATACTGGAAGTTCCATTTTACTGACCACAGAACAACCTTAAACTGTTCCATTAACTCTTTCAGCCTAGCTTGTCTGGCTTTGGTTTCAGCGTTTCGCATTGCACTTTCACATTCTGCTTTCTTTCTCCCATAATCCTTCTTTATGGATTCAAAATTCTCCTTGATGCCCTGCAATTTTTTGTTTTCCTCACGCAGTTTTTCAAGTTCGTCCTTAACTTCCTTTTTTACAGATTCTCGAAGCTCGTTTTTAAGCTCTTCAATTTTCTTGTCAAACTCGCTCGGCTCGAAATATTCTTCGTCATCCATGTAATACATATTATTTGGCCTCCTTTACAAGCTCTAATACTGCACTACTTTTAATTCCACGTTCATATTTGCTCCTCCCAGTAAAAACTCTGTCCGCATTGATCACAAGATTTTGTTGCGTTTGGAACGCACGCAATGCGATAACTGCAAGATTTGCATTTGTAAACTCTATTTTCTATAATCTTGATTGGCTTCGCTGATACCAGCTCATTAACTGCATTACTTGCAATCCTAAAAGCAGCTTCATTCTTGAAATGCTTCATTGCATCTTCCTTCAAGCCAGTTTTCCAACATTCTTTTCCCAATTTGCTTTCTGCATCGCTGCTTTCTTGTAAGATGCCAAGTGCTTCGTCAGAATCCAACTCAAATTTAATTTGTTCAGCCATTTTCTCATTCCTCCTTATACACTAAAACAGATCATCGGCGTATGTTTCTTATTTGGCCTCCTCCCAGTCAATCTTCTGCCCACAGTCTGAACAATATGGTGATTTCTTTGCAATACTTATGCCGCTCCATACTGTCTTTCTGCAGCACGGGCATTCCCACAACTCGCAGTGGCTTTCTATCCATGCGTGCGGTTGATCACCTCTATTTTCGTGGATGATAGACTTGTGAGTTGCTTTAACTGGTGGCTGCGGAAGTTGCTTCTTTAAGCATTCTACTGCTGTTTCGTAAGCAGTTTTTTCTCTTCCAATCCTCAAACTTGTCTGCATATCGCAGTTACAAACTCGATGCTTCATGCATTCCAATTCATGGTTAAAATAATCAATAGACTCCTTTTTCTCTCTATTTGTCATGCTATCTCCTTATGCGAATTTGAGCTGCTTTGCAATTGCTTCTATTACATTTACCGTGACACCATTTCCTGCTTGCTTATATAACTGACTGTCAGAATTGACAAATGCTGCCTTTTCGAAATATTCATCTGTCCATCCTTGCAATCTAAAGCATTCTTTCGGTGTCAATTTTCTAATTGCTATGTAACACTGATATTTTTTGTACCAGACAGCATATATGGTTAATTCATCGGAAATTTTCATAAACATGCCTGGTCTGGTTAAGACATATTCCCTACTTACTGGAATGTTTTGAAGTTTTAAGACAACACCACTATCGTGTGTAGATGCTTTTAGACATCTAAAGCAGCCTTCATATACTCCACGATAGAACTCTGGCGAAACTTCAGTATAAACTCCACCAATAGGGTTTATACCTGTGGCAACTCCATGCCTGTCTTGCGAAGTTAAAGTAAACATTGGTTCGCCATTCTCTTTAAAGCGTCTTCCATTCTGGCGCTTTTCTGCACGATCTGGAGTGAGAACTGGAATTGCAACACCACTTGTCTCGGCTTTGTGGTTTGAAACACCTTTATTGTATCTAGCTTGCAAGCATCTTGCTTTTTCTGTCAATTCTATTCCCTGATAACTCAAATCTACAAAGCAAGGCAAAGCTCCAGTAATTCCTTCTTGATCAATTATTGAAACACTATTTTCTCTGTCTGTTCCCTTGACAGGAAATATTTCTGCGGCACTTCGTCCTCTAAGATGTCCGATAATGAAGCACCTTTCTCTGTTTTGTGGAACTCCGAAGTCCTTAGAGTTGAGCACTTGCCATTCTGCATCATACCCCCCCCTGCTCCATTTCAATGAGCAGTCTGGCGAAGTCCCATCCTCCATTAACGCTAAGCAAATTCTTAACGTTCTCAATGAAAAGGTAAGTGGGTTTATCTTCTTCTTTGAGTTGTCCGATAAGGTACATAACTCTGAAAAACAGGCTTGAACGGTTTCCTTGAAATCCGACTTGTTTTCCTGCAACGGAGATGTCTTGACAGTTGTGGACGATTGCCCCGTTTGCAATGTAAGATTCATCTTCTTCAACGCTAAGGTTATATACTGTTTCGTATTGATCAGATTCTGTTGGCCGATACAATTTTCTGCAAACATATCTTCCACGATAATATCCTTTAACCGATTTGTTAGAGATTCTAAAAGTGTAGGTGTCTCTTTGTTTACATTCCCTTCCTTCAATAGTGCACTTTGAATCTCTTTTAGTATAATAGACAGCTGGCACAGGTTTTCCCAATCGCTGTGCAATAATGCACATACCAAGAATGACTGCTGCGCTGGTGGATGTTGCTTCTTCTTTGTCGTTTCTGCCATCTCCTGACATGTATCCGTTATAAAAGTATTCGGCCTTTTCTCGTGGTAAGCACAGCGCTTCTCTTGGTATTCGTTTTCCATATGCATATTCCCCGAATATACCAAGGTATTCGTATAGTTGGTTATTGCACACATGATACTTCCCGCAAGTCCTTTCTTCAGTGTAAGTTCCATGTAGGTTTGCTTCTGACAGTCGGTGTTCAAATTCTTCTCGTTTTTTATCACTGACCGCAAACACAATCCTTCCCCCTCGCGGTCTATCTTGTCTGCGAACTCTCCACCCATCAGCAATATAGCGTCCGATAATCCACCAGATCTCTTTACTGTATTTGTTTGGTTCTTCATCAGGCAACACCATTGTGGAGTAATAGCTATCATTGAGTCCCTTGACTGGTTTGAACTCAATTGGTTCGGATG